TCATAAGTCGTCCTCCGGAATGGTGTCGAGACGGATGATTGCCGGTGCCCCGGGCCCCGTATCGGCGCTCAGCTGCATCACTTCGATGTCGATCGCCGCCGACCCGACGGCCGGCACGACCAGGCGCGGCTCGGTCACCCTGGCCTCGTGGACGACCATGCCAGCGGCGCGCACCGTCACAAGATAGACCTCGCTGCTCTCCCCCAAGGGCGCATCGACAAAGTCGGTCCAGCCAAAGCCGCTGCGGCTGCGCCGGGTCCAGCTGATCACCAGATCATCGCCCATGCGCTGTGCCGTCAGATGCGCCGGCGACAGCGGGCGCAGGGCCGCGCCGCCGACGGTGAACAGCACCGGCGCCGTCGCTTCGTCGTCGCGGCCCCGCGGCCGTGCTCGCCCGGCGCGGCCGAGCATTTCCACCGGCGGGTCGAACGCCAGCATGCGCCCGGGCTCAATCAGCACGAAGCGTTCGCCGATGCCGTGCCCGGCCGTCTCGGCCTCCGTGCCCCTGCGTCCGCGCAGCAACCCCGACAGGCGGAACCGCCGCTCGCCGATGGACTCGGCCGTGGCAAACTGGATCAGTTCGCGGCCGACCAGCGCCAGATTGCCCCCGGCCAGCACCGATCCCTCCGGCCGCCCTTCGAGCCAGTCGCGCCCGCTGAGCAGTTCGACATCCACCGTTCCGCGCCGGTCCCAGGCATCGGGGGCAGCGTCCGCGAGCGCCGTCAGCGTCGTGCCGATGACGGTGCCGCCCTCGAGCGTGCCGATGTCGTCATAACTGACCCCATTGTCGCTGCTGATCGCGACCCCGGCGCGCCGCCATCCGGCCCCGGCACCGTTGCCGGCAATCCACAGCCGCGGCGTCGTCGCCGCCTGCCCTGGCAGCGGCGGCAGGTCGAGCACCAGCAGCTGGGTCGGCCCTGCCGGCTGATCGTCGAACACCAGCGCGCGGCCACCGTCCGCCGGTCGCGCCGCGGCGCCGGCCGGGGCCGCGTCCGCCGCCGTCCGCTCGACATCGAGCGAGACGACGAAATTCTCGAACCGCGCCTCGCGGATCCGCCAGGCCTCCGCCGCCGGGCCGATCCGCACCAGCATCCCGGGCACCAGCCCGACATGCCGCCATGACAGCCGCAACGTCTGGCGGGTCCGGCCGAGCTGCCCTGCCATTAATAGCCGGATCGCCAGCGCCTTGGCCTCGACCGGGCTCATCGCCGCCGATACCCCGCGCTGGTCGACAATCGGCACCGCCGATCGCCGGGCGCGCTGCAGTCCGGGCTGATAATCGCGGCTGCTGTCGTAGAAGGACAGTTCGAGGCAGCCTGGCGCCGCATCGGCCGCGCCGCGCCGACGCCGTTCCGCCACGCGGGCGGCACCCGGCCGATGGGCGTCGACGGCATCGGGCGCGATGGTCACCACATCACGGCCCGACCCGGTCACGATCGTCTGCGCCCCGCTGGACACCGCCGCGTCCGAAATCGCGATCAGCGGCGCCACCGCTTCGGCCAGGCTGCCGGCGCGGCCGGCAACATGGCCGGTCAGCGCTGGAAAGCCCCCGGCCGTCGCCAGCACCGCACCGCACGACGCCGCCAGCGCGCCGATCGCCGTGCCGGCGTCGATGGCACCGTCATCGGCGATGATCTCGAAGGTCAGGTTGGGAATGCGATTGCCATAGTCCGCGAGCGGCAGATCCTCGAACACCGCATAGGCCAGCCCGCGATAGGCCGGCGCCCCGCCGGCGCCTTCCACCGCGGCGATCAGCGGGTCGACCGGCTGGTCGCCGCCGCCATCGTGCAGCCGCATCGTCACCGGCGTCAAAAAGGCCCCATCGGCATCGCGGATGACCTTGCCATCGGCCCAGATCCGCCCCACCCCCAGGATCGGCCGCGCCACCAACCCGACCGCGAACGACGCCGAATAGCTGTAGCTGGTCGTCGCCGGGCCGCTGCGCTTGCCGCCGCCCGCGGCCGCCTCTTCCCTGATGCCGCTCGTCCAGATCAGGTTGCCGGCCGTCCGCATGCGCCCGACGATAATGGGGATCGGCTCGCCATAGGCGGCGCTCTGCACCTGCGGGTTGCTGATGCGGCCTTGCTCGCGCGGCCGCCCGCCGCCGAACAGGCTGCGATCGAGCAGCCCGCCCACCGCCGCGCCGAAGATGCCGCCGATCGGCCCGGCGAACACCCGCCCGACCGTGCCCAGGATCAAGGTCGCCATGGCTCAGCGCACGCCCGGCAGGCGCCAGGCGCCGATCACGGTCCAGGCAGGGTCCATCGGTCCCTCCACCACCCGACCGATCCCGGCGTGCGCCTGCACCATGCCGGCCGGCGTCACGATGCCGAAATGCCGCTGGCGGGATGCAGGCGCGAACAGCATGACATCGCCCGGCAGACTTGGCTTCACCGGGCAACAGCCGTGGCGCGCCAGCAGCGCCGCCACATCGGGCAGGTCCCCGCCCAGCCGATAGGCCGGCGCGGTCACCGCGATCCCCGCGGCGGCTGCGGCGATCAGCACGACGCCGACGCAATCCAGCCCCCGCCCCGCCACCCGCCCCTGCGGGCGAAAGCGCGTGCCGACGCACGCCCGCGCCGCCGCCACCACGGCCGGCCAGCGCGGCATCTCCGATGCCTCAACCATCTTCGCGATCCTTTGAAAAATGGGCTCGCCCGGTCAGACGCCGCCGAACCGGGTCAGCATGTCGTTGCCGGGCACATGCGGTTCGCCGCGAAAATTGGCGGCATTGTCGAAGCGCGACCGGCAGGTGGCAAAGCGCTTGTCGCACCCCTGCCACAGCTGCACCGGCGTCGCGGCGGCGAGCGCCAGCGGCTCGTCAAGCTGCAGGCGTCCCGCCGCCACGCCGATGATCCGCCGCTCGATCCCGGCCATCACGCCATCGAGAACCCGCAGCCGGCCCTCGACAAAATCCTCGAGCGCCATTGCCGCCGCCACCGCCACGCCGCCGTCATCGCCATGCGCCGGCGCCCGCAGCGTCCGCCCGCGCATGGCGATGCGGCAGCGCCGGTCGCCCAGCTCGGTGCGGCATTCGGGGGCATAGCTTTCGATCGCCGTGACCGTCAGCGCCGCGGTCGGCCCGCGCAGCGTCGCCACGAAACCGCTGTCGGCATCGCCGCCGGCGTCGACGGCACCCAGCGTGCCGCGCGCCAGCAGCTGCTGCCCGGCATCGGGGTCGCGCCAATCGACGAGGAACAAGCGCACCGCCGCGCCATCGAAGCGCCCGGCCGCCAGATCGGCGGCCGAAATCGCGTCGGCGGTCAGCGCGCCGGCCACATCCATCGTATCGACCTCCAGGTCGTCATTGCCGACGACGGCCGATGGCGCGATGCCGGGCGCGCTTTCGAAACGCAGCCCGGCCACCGTCAGCGCCCGGTCATGCGTCGTGAACCCCAGTGCCACGCCGTCGCGGCGCACGACGCGCCAGCACAGCGCCAGCCAGGTCAGGTCGGCGGTCAGCCGGTCGCCAAGCGCAGCCATGCTCAAGCCTCCCGCAGCTCGACGAGCGGCACCGACGGCAATTCCCCCGCCCGCCAGCCGGCGATGGAGACATCGATGCGGTCGGCGGCAAAGCGCACCGGCACATCGAATTCATAGCCCGCGGTGACCACGGCCCCCGGCGGCGGCGGCACGTCGAAATCCACCTGCCCCAGGTCCGCCAGCTGCCAGCCGCTCGCCTGCACCACGCCGTCGATCGCCACCACCACGCTGCCGGCGACCGGCCGGGTGATCCGCCGCACCTGCACATCGTCGCCGTCGCCATAGTGCCGCACCAGGGCAAAGCGCGTCGTGCCGCCATCGCCGATGCCCAGCTGCGCATCAGTCGCCGCCACCGCGGCGCCGCTTCCCGACCGATGGTCGATCGGATCGCGAAAGCGAAAGCCGTGCGCCTGGCCGCGCCGCGCCCGGAAAAAGGCCACCAGCAACGCCAGGTCAGCCTCCGACCTGATGCCGACCCCGGCGTCGTAATGCACCAGCGCGTCGCTCCACTGGCTGTTGCGCTGTTCGTGCCCCGATCCGGTGACGACGATCTGGGTCGAAAATTCCGGGCCGCCCGCCGCGCCGAAACCCAGCTGCAACGGAAAGCGGACGTCGTGAAAACTGGCCATGCTGTCCTCGCCGATGATCTCGAATGCGGTAAAGCCGTCGCGCGCCACCTGCGGCCACGCCCAGACGAAGCTGTCGGCAACGCCGCGCGCCATCGAGGCTGCGGCCGCGTCGGCAATCGCCGGCCAATGGCCGGTCTGCGTCGCGAAGCCGGAAAAATAATGTTGCCGGTCGATCGGATAGCCCAGCCGCTCGGTCACCGCGTCGCGCGCCCGGCGCTGGCCACCGGCGTCGCCGCCGGTGACGAAATCATAATCCTCGAGCTGCAGCACATCGAACGCCGGCCACGCCCAGGCCGATGGCATGTTGGCGCGGATCAGCTCGGGCGCATCGCCGCCCAGCACCTGCGGCGCATAAAACAGCAGCAGCATTTCGCAGCCCGGCATGGCCGCCCGTACCGCATCGCGCAGCGCCAGCGTCGCCCGCCCGAGCAGACCGCCGCACCAGTCGAGAAAGGCCCGCTCGGCCGCCGTCGTCACCGCCCGCACATCGGCGATGGCGGGCGCCGGCTGGCCGGTCTCGGCCCCATGCAGCGCCAGCGTCGCGGCATCGTACAGGCACGGCCGATGGTCCGGCCCTACCCACCACCAGGGCTCGCCGATCTGGAAGCGCGGCGCCGCCCCGGCTTCGACCGCCAGCGCGACGAACGCCACCGCCACCGCCTGCAACCACGCCATCGCCCCGGGCTGTGCCGGCGACAGCAGCGCCGATGGCGGCACATAGCCCGTCGCCGATCGCGCCCCGAACAGGTCGCGCTGCGCCCAGTCGTCGGGGCACAGCGGGTCGAGCAGCTCGAACGACAGCGACAGGATCGGCGCGAAGCCCAGTGCCACCGCCCGCGCCAGGAAATCGCGGTGCCAGGCCAGCGCCGGGCCGCACAGCGGCACCGCCGGGTCGACGCGATAGCCCACCCCGTCCCAGCGCAGCGCCGGGAAATGGCTCATCCCGACATAATGCACCAGCGCGCCGCGATAGCCGAGCGCGAACATCCCCTCGATCAGCCGCTCGGGCGTCTGGTTGTAGCTGTCGTCATAGCCGCTCGCGATGCGCAGCCGGTGCGGCGGCACAAAGGCGTCGCCCACCGCCAGCACCGACCCCGATCCCTCGGCACGGATCGCCGTCAGCCGCACCTGCGCGTCCACCGGCGCCGGCAGCGGCGTGTCGCTGCCGTCAAACCCCGGCGGCACCAGCGAAATGAACATCCGGTCGATATCGCCGGCCCAGACCGGGTCGGATTCCTCGGGATGCAGGAACCCGCCGGCCAGCGCATCGAAATCGAGCCGGACGACGGCGGCGTCGGGCGCGCCGTCGGCATAGTTCCACAGCCGCACATACCAGCTGCGCGGCACCCCCGCCGCATCGCGCCCCTCGATCGTCAGCACCGGGCCGTTGACGACATCGAGCGGCCGCACGCCGCCGTTGCCTTGCCAGGTGAACGACAGCACCGTCCCGCGGTAATCGCGCGACGTCGCCAGCGCCAGCAGCGGATGGCTCAGCCGGTCCTCCGATTCCCAGATCAGCCCGGCCAGGTCGCTGCGCCGCAGGAACTGCAGGTCGACTGTCAGCGCGTCGGCGCCCGCTGTCGTCACCGCGGCCATCATCGGCCGCGGAAAATCGACCAGCCAGTACCGCGGGTCGAACCGCTTTGCCCACCCCGCCTGCCCCTGGTCGGCAGCGCTCGCCAGCCAGTGCCGCATCATGCCTCGGCCCTCGCCAGCGCCTGGCGCACGGCGCGCGCCACCTGGTTCGCCGTCTGGCCCATCACCGCCGCACTCGCCTCGCGCGGCGCCGCGACGTTGATCGTCACATTCACCGCGCCGCGCCCGCGCGCCATCGTCTCCACCCGCCCTGCCGCCGCCGGCACGAACAGCTCGGGCCCGCGCTCGCCGACCAGATAGGGCCGCCCACCGCTCACCGGTCCCCCCGTCGCCCGCCCCGGCGCGCCGAACAACGATCCGACCGCGCCGATCAGCGAGGCGATGCCGCCGCCCGCCGCACCGGCCCCGATATTGGCCTTCACTGCATTGGCGGCGATATCGGCCAGCGCCGTGACCGCGACCCGGCGCAGATCCTCGAAACCGAACTTGCCGGTCGCCGCCGCCCGCGTCAGCGCCCGTTCGATGCTGCTGCCGGCGCGGTCGATCCCCGCCGTCAGCGGCCCATCGACCTCGCGGCGGATGTCGTTGATCCCGGCCATGAAGCCGCTGGTATCGGCGCGCACCCGCACCACCAGCGTGTCGAGGTCGATGCCCTCATTCGTCATCGGGAAATGCCTCCATCAATTGCGCCAGCATCCCGGCATCGCCGGGCGCCGCGTCCGTCAGGTCCAGCCCCAGCGCCGTGCGCAGATCGGCCGGCGTCGCCGCCCAGAAATCGTCCGGCCGCCAGCCCAGCGCCGCCGCCGCCACCCGCGCCGCGACACGGGCCGCGTCGCAGAAGCTTGCCGCCTCCGCGGCAGGGGCGAACCTCATCGCCCCGCCAGCACCTGGCCGAGCAGCACGCGCAGCGCCGGCGTCACCGCCACGATCCCGGCTTCGACCAGCGCCTCGCAAAAGGCGGCGCGCGTCATCGCCGGCGCGTCGAGGCAATGCCACAACAGCGCCGCCATCTCGGCCAACGTCAGCCCGCCGGCGGCAGCGCGCTCGACCAGCGCGAACAGCGGCCCCAATTCGGCTTCCGCCGCGACCAGCGCCGCAAAACTCGGCCGCAGCCGCAGCTCGGCACCCGCCAGCGCCAGCACCGCCTCGCCGCGCACGGCATTGGCGCCGCTCATGCCGACACCACGCCGCCGGAGCTTTCCAGCGCCAGCGTGTAGGTCCGCTCGCCGTTGAAATCGCCGGCGTAATCGAGCCGGGTGATGAGGAATTTCGCCGTCACCGTCGCGCCGCTTTCAAAGCTGACGCGGTAATCGTCGATGACCCCCGCCAGCGCATTGGCCTTGATCCGTGCCTCGGCCGCAGACCCGGTGAACACCCCCGACCCGCTGATCGACACCGACCGCACCCCCGCCCCGCCGAGCAACTCGCGCCAGCCGCCCGACCCCTGGTTGGTGACAACGACACTGTCGGCGTTGATCGCCATCTGCGTCGTGCGCAGCCCCGCCACGGTCGTGAACCCCGGCGGCACCGCGCCGTCCCCCACCTTCAGCAAAAAGGCACTGCCCTTTTCCATCGCCATGATCCTGGTCCTTTCATTGCTTTGGCCGTCACCCCCGCGCAGGCGGGGGTCCATCTCCGGAACTTCGAAAATCGCCCCGACCCAACCCCGCTCACCCCGAGCGAAGTCGAGGGGCACTCGCCCCATCGTTCGAGCGTCCCTCGACTTCGCTCGGGATGAGCGGATCTGTTTCAGCGCCTCAAAAGCCGGCGCCTAATCCGCCACCGTCCGCACCCGGAACTCGACGATCCCCTGCGTCCACCCCTCGGCATCGGTCAGCACCAGCTGCCGCAGCAGCAACGCCGACACGATGCGATGCCCGTCCTGCATGCCGCCCAGCGTCGCCAGCCGCGCCGCCACCGCGCCCATAACCGCCTTCGCCGCCGCCGTCCCCGGCCCCGCATCCCAGACGTTGATCGCCAGCCGGTGCTCGTGACCGACTTCGGTCTTGGTGCTCCAGTCGGTGACCAGGTCGCTGCCGATCACCAGATAGGGCGGCACCGCATCGACCGGCGGGCCGTCATACACCCCCGTCACCCCCGCCACCCCGGCCAGCGCCGCCGCCACCCGCTTCTGCACCATCAGGCTCGCACTCATCCCCGTCCCTCCACCAGCGCCGCCAGCCGCGGGTCGGGCCCGCGCCGGCGGCTGCCGAACAGCCGCGCCACCAGCCCCGGCGCCGTCAGCCGCACCGCGCCACCCTCCGCAATCACCGTCACCTCGGGCGCGCCGGCCGCCACCCGCGCCGCCAGATCCGCCACCGCCCGCGCCGTCGCGGCATCGGCCAGCCGGCCGGCCGCTTCGTTGCCCGTCATCCGACCCGCGCCTCGCAGCGCAGCACCGTCCGGTCCGGCCGGCGCGGGTCGCTGTCGATGCTCAGCACCGCCAGCCACTGGCCCCGCCAGACCAGGCGCGAGGTCAGCCCCAGGTCGGGGTTTGCCCGCAGCGTCACCCGCCACCGGCGCCGCGACCGCCGCGCCTCGCCCTGCGCCGTGCCATTGCCGTCGGGCACGATCGCCGCCCATGCCGACCCCGCCGCCTGCCACGCCCCGACGCTCGATCCGCTGTCGTCGCGGACATCGACAAAGCGCTCGATCGCCACGCGCTCGACCAGCGCGCCGCTCAATTCCTCGCCCATGGTCTGCCCTTTCCTACAACAGCCGCAGCCGCCGCCACGGCCGCCACAGCGCCGCCACCGCCGCCGGCGGCGGCCCCGCATCGGCGGCGTCGCGGTGGGCATGAAGATGCGCCACCAGCCGGATGATGCCCTGGCGCAACGGTTCGGGAATGCCGTTCCAGTCCGCCGCCAGCCCGGCGCGCACCGCTGCCACCGGCTGCGACGGGATCGCCCCGGTCAACCGCACCCAGCCGGTGCCATCGGCATCGATGGCGCTGTCGAACCCCGCCGCGCCCGCGACGCCGGTGATCGCCGCCACCGGCACCACGCCCAGCCGCTGCCAGCCGCCGAGCGCCGCCAGCCGCAGCTCGGCGTCGCGGATGATCAGCCATTGGCCGGTGAATGCCTCGCACAGCGCCGTCGCGGTGCGGATCAACCCCGCCAGAACGCCGTCCTCGTCGTCGCGCTCCAGCCGCAGATAGGCCTTGCATTCGCCCAGGCTGACCGCCAGCGGCCCCAGCGCCATGGTCGTTGTGGCCATCACCGGTCCTCCACGCGCACGTCGAGCGTGCGCGAGTCGCGCCGCCCGTCGGAAAAATCGACCTGGTTGGTCAGCCGGTACAGGCGGCCTGGCGTGCCGCCGGTCAGCGTCGCCGTGCTGCGGCCGCCGTCATGGGTGGCCACCGCCACCGCCAGTCCGCCGGCCGCATCGGGATCCACGGTCCAGCGCGACGCCGTGATCGTCTGGCCGGCGAGATAATCCGCCTGCCAGTCGACGACATAATCGATCGCCGCCGCGGGATCCTTGAGAAAGATCGCCACGCCCTTGCCCTTTCGTCAGAGTGGTTGGACCGCGCCGTTCAGACAGGCGCGCCGATCTCGATCGCCCAGGCGGCGATGCTCACCGTGCCGCCGGGCGCCAGCGCCTGCGCCGGGCAGGTGGTGACGTACAAAAGCCGCGTCGCATCCAGCAGCGCGATATGGTCGGCGGTGCCGGCGGCAACCACCGGCAACCCGGCCTTGGCCGCCACCGTCACCTTGCGCCCCGACACGTCACCCGCGGCAAAGCTGAAGTCGGCAACCGTCAGCGCCGCCTCCGCCAGCCGCCCGGCCTCGGCGGCGGCAAAGCTCGCCGGCTGGCCGTTGAGCGCCACCATCCGCGTCGCCCCGCTGGCGACGATCAGGCTGCCGTCGAGGACATCATTGCTGGCAAATTTGGACATGGGGTCACTCCTGTCGGTTGAAAATGTCAGTGTCGGTTCGGAACCAGGGTCCGCGTGTCGCTGCCGACGATCAGCACGGCGTCCGCCGCCGCGCCGCCGGCAAACAGCCGCGCCGGCGTGGGCCGCAGGCCATGGGCAGCCCGGTCCGGCGCCAGCACCCGCACCAGCCCGGTGGCCAGCACCGGCGTCCCCGATCGCAGCGGCTGCCGCGCCGGCGCCGGCAGCAGCGCAATGGCCAGCGCCAGCGCCGGTGCGCCGGCGGCGTGCGGCGACCCGGCATCCGCCGGCGCCAGCGCGAACGTCCGCGTTGTCAGGGCTGCCGCCGCCCGCTGCGGCATCGCCGCCGCCGCCGGGCCGATCTGCGCCGTCCAGCCGATCGCCGCTGCCCCCGACAGGCCGTGCCGCGCCGATGCCGGGGACAGCGCCGCGGCGGTGACGGCGGCCGGTTGATAGGCACCGGCGGTGAACGGCGCCGGGAGCGGCACGCCCCCGGCATCGGTGTCGACATTGCCGCGCACCCCACGCGCCGCCAGCGGCGATCCCGGCAACGGGCGATAATCGCCACCGCCGCCGCCGCTGCCCAGCAGCGACCGGTCGTCGGCAAAGTCCGGCGACAGCGCGCCGCCATAGCCCGTCAGCGATCGCGGCCCGGCAAATTGCAGCTGGAACAGCCCGGGGTTGGCCGCCGTCGCCCGCCGCGTATCGACATTGCCCTCGTGGCCGACGCCGTACAGCATCGACCAGGCCTCCACCATCTGCGGCCGATAGCCGTCGCTGCTGCCCCGCACCGCCGCCGTCTGGCTGTCGTTGAAATCATCGTGCTTGGTCGGCAACCAGTCGAAGACATTGTTGGCGATGCGGTTGACAAAGGCCTGGTTGCGCTGGCTGTCGGCTTCCGCCGGCGTCGTCGGCGACGGGTCGCTGTAGAAGGTGTTGGCACGGTCGCCGATAAAGCTGTTGGCCTCGATGATGTTATAACTCATCGTCGCCAAATTGTTCTCGCCCACCCCGTAAAAGGGCGCCGGGTCGGTGCCGATCCGCTCCACGACATTGCCGATGAACAGCTGCCGCCGGTAACTCGGGTTGGGAGTGCCGGCCGTCGCCGCGGGCAGCGCCGCCGGCGACCAGGCCCCGGCCGACAGGCCGCGCAGATCGTTGAAGGCGATGACGATGTCCTCGACCTGGCCGGGAAGCGTCGCCGACGCCTGGCCGCCGAACATCGGATAGGCGGTGCCGAAGCCATCCTCGCTCAGCGGGATCAGCCGGTTTCGGGCGGCCAGCAGCGCGCCGTTGATGGTGCGGCCGATCTCGCAGGCGCGCACCATGCCGGTCCGCTGGTTGCCGCTCGCCACCGAAGCCCCGGTCCGCCACCATTTCGACCGCACCATGGCGAAATTCCACTGCCCCGCCGGCGCGGTGCTGCTGAATGGCGCGACATTGTTGCCCTCCAGCCCGGCCTTGCCGCGAAAGGTGACGTTGTCGACGAGGTTGTAGACATTGGCGCCCAGCGTGTTGCCGCCCTGCTCGACGCTCAGGTTGCGCCACAGGATGCGCGACATGCGCTGCGGGGCGTTGGCGGTGGTGCGGATGACGACATTGGCGCGCGGGTCGGCATCGGCCGGGTCGCCGCCGATGCGCAGCGGGATCTCGGCGGCGGCAATCCCCGTCGTCACCGCCGTCGTGCCGCTGCCCATGTGCGTGCCGGCGGCGAGCACGATCTGCAGCCCGTCGATGCTGCGTGCCTGCGCCGCCTGGCCATTGGCCGCCGGCAGGGTGCGGTTGGCCAGATACCCCGCCTGGATCGCCGTGTTGATCGTCGCCGGTCGCGCCGCCGGTGCCAGCGCCCGTGCCGCCGCCAATGTCGGCTGCACCATCGCCGCCGTCGCCACCGCCGTGCCGTTGACCGGATCGACAAAGGCGAACTGGCTGCCATAGCGCGTACCGGCCGGGTCATGGCCGATGACCCAGGGCGATTCGGCTGCGACACCATAGCCATCGGTGCGCAGTGTCGTCATCGCCCGGGTACCGGCCGGGTCGGTGGTCCGCATCGCCCCCAGCCAGGGATAGACTTCGGCGTCGCAGCGCAGCAGCCCGGCCGTCAGCCCCGTCGCTGCCGCCGGGTCGATGACGGCGGTGTAGCAGCGCAGCCCGTCGCCCAGGCTGGTGTCGGTCGAAAGCTGCGTCGTCCACACCGATTTGACCCGGGTGCCATCGGTGGCGGTGAAGCGCACGCCTGCCACCGGCTCCAGCCCTACCGGATGGTGCGACGCGACAAACAGCGCCAGCGTGAACGCCCCGCCGGTCGTGCCATAGGGCAGCAGCGCCCAGCGCATGATCGGGATCGGCGCGGCGGTGGTGCTGTCGTTGGTGACGGCAATGTCCGCCGCCGCCGCCTCGCCGGCACGCCACCCGGCCAGCACCGACAATGACAGGCCGGTGTCGGTCGCATAGACATGCTCGGTCAGCGCGATGCGCACCTGGATCGCGCCGCCGCCCAGATCAACCTCGTCGATGACCTGTGCCGTCGGCGACGCCGGGTTGACCGGCAGGCGCAGCGGCCGCGTTCCCCACAGGGTCCGCGCCAGCGTGCCCGCCACCGCCTGCCCGCCCGATTTGACAAAGCCGGCATGGCTTGACGCCAGCGTCATCCGCGGTGTGCCGTCGACATCGAAGACATAGGACGCGAACCCGCCCGGTGCCGCGGCCAGCGTCAGCCGCAGCACCCAGCCATTGGGCTCGATGGCGGCAGCGGTGATTGCCATGGTCCAAGCTTCCGATTGTGGATGGGAGAAAAAGGGGGGCGGCGCCGGGCGCGTCCGGCGCCGCCGTCAACGCCTCAGGCGCTGAACACCATCAGCTTGATGGCGCGGCTGTCGACCACCGTTCCGCCAACCCGCTTGGTTGCATAGAAATGCACGAACGGTTTGTTGGAGAAGGGATCGCGCAGCACCACCGTCTCGCGGCGCTGGGCGATCAGGTAACCGGCGCGGAAATTGCCGAAGGCGATCGACAGGCTGCCATCGGCAATATCGGGCATCGCCGCTGCCTCGATGACCGGATAGCCGAGCAGCGTCGCCGGCTGGTCGGCGGCCAGCGCCGGCTGCCACAGGAACGCCCCGTCGCCATCCTTCATCTTGCGGATGCGCGCCAGCGTGCCGGCGTTCATCACCCAGCTGGCACCCTGGCGATAGGGCGCCGCCAGCGTGTGCACGAGGTCGATCAACCGGTCCTCGGGGCTGGTTGCGGCAAAGCCGCCGGCGGCGCCGGATGCCAGCGTCTGCAGCGTGCCGAACGGCCGCGTCGCATCGCCGGCGCTGCTTGTCGGCGTGGCCAGGAACCCCCGGGGTTTGTTGATGCCGTCGCCGCCGACAAAGGCGATGCCTTCGGCGCGAGCAAATTCGCGGCCGATCTCGCCGCCCAGCCAGGCCTCGACATCGAACATCGCATCGTCGAGCATCGCCTGGCTCGCCGCCGGATTGGCATACAGCTCGCCCATCGGCGGCGCGATCTCGGCAAAGTCCGGCGTGTCGGTCTCCGGCCGCCCGGCGGTTTCGCTGACCCAGCCCGAAATCACCCCCGACGTGGTGATCAGCTTGCGATAATTGGCCGAACCGACATCGACGACCTGCGCAATGGCGCGGATCGGCGATTCCGCCGCCAGCACGCTGTCGATCACCGCGTCGATCGTTTCCGGCACCGCCACGCCGCCCTTCGGCCCATTGGCGACCGTCGCTGCCTTGGTTTCGGCCAGCGCCGGCCGCTCGACGCTGCGCGCCGTCACCAGGCTGGTGAGCCGCGCCACTTCGCCGCGCAACGCCTCGACCGCCGGCGCCGCCGTTTCGAACACGGCATCCAGCGGGTCTGCTTTGGTCTCATAGGTCATGCATCGTCTCCTTCGCTCGAAAACCCCAGAATTCGCGCCAGCGGCTGCATCGGGAAGGTCACCAGCGACACTTCCACCAGCTCCAGCCGCGCCAGTTCGCGCACGCCGCGCAGCCGGTCGGCCCGCGCCGCCTTGACGCGATAACCGAACGACAGGCCGGTCATTGCGCCGGCCCGCACCAGCGCCGCCGCATCGGCACCGCGCCCCGACGCCACCAGCCGCGCCGTGATGCGCAGCCCGGTGTCGTCCTCGCGCGCCGTCTCGACGATCCCCACCGGTTCGCGCACGTCATGCTGCCACAGCAGCGGCACCGGCCCGGCGGTGCCGAACGCGCCCTTCAGCACGACATCGCCGCCGGTGTCCGGCACGTTGAAAACACTGGCATAGCCAGCGATGCGCAAATCCCCCATCGTCACCCCTTCACCCGCTCGACCAGCCCCAGCTTGAACGCCAGCCCGATCAGCAACAGCGCCACAGCGGTTCGCACCACCCACGCCACCACCGCCGCCAGCGCCGATTTCTTGGCGTCGCGCCAACCCTGGATCAGCTGGCGCAGCTCGCTGATGTCCGGCCCCGCCTTCTCGTCCAGCCCCAGGGTGCGCAGCGCCCGCACCGCGCCGATCTCGCACGCCTCCTCGACCAGCGCGCGCAGCGTCACCCGCGCCGCGCCTTCCGCCTCGGCCTGCATGACCAGCCGTTCCAGCATCGCCGTCATCGTCCCGCCTCCAGCCCCAGCAGGGCGCGTTTTTCGGGGTCGGTCAGGAACGCCGCCGCCGAAACCTGCGCCCACAACCGCTCGCGATCTTCGGACAGCGCCGGCACCGCATCGCGGTCGACGCTGATCTCCAGCCCCGGCCACCAGTGGCGCAGATGCGCCGACAACGCCGCCAGGATGCGCCCCGTCAGCGGCAGCAGCGTCAGCCGCCAAAGTGCCACATTGGCTTCCTTGTAATTGGCATAGGTCGCATCGCCGGGCAGGCCGAGCAGGAGCGGCGGCACCCCGAAGGCGAGCGCGATCTCCCGCGCCGCCGTGTCGCGCGCCCGGGCAAAATCCATCTCCGCCGGCGTCAGGCTCATCGCCTGCCAGCTCAGGCCGCCTTCCAGCAGCATCGGCCGCCCGGCGTTGGCGGCGCCGCCGAAACCCGTTTCCATCTCGGCCCGCAACCGCTCGAACTGGTCGGGCGACAGGCTCGACCCGTCACCCGGCTGGTACACCAGCGCCCCCGACGGCCGCGCCGCATTGTCGAGCAGCGCGCGGTTCCACTTCGCCGCGGCGTTGTGGACCTCCACCGCCCCCGCCGCCGCGCCCAGGCAGCCGGCGCCATAATGGTCGTCGAGCGGGTGATAGCCGCGAATGTGCAGCAACCCCGCCCGGTCGCCCTGCGCCTGCGCCGGGTATCGCGTCACCGATGCCCCCGCCCGGTACAGATAGGCCGCCGGCCAACCCTGGCCATCGGCCTCCACCGTCACCCGCTCCGGCCGCAACGCGAACAGCGCCGCCGGCAGGCCATCCGGCCCCGTCGCTGCCTCCACATAGGCATTGCCGTGCAGCAGCAACTGCGCCGCCAGCGTCTCCAGCAGCCCCGGGCCGGACGCCCCGAACCCCGTCGACGCCAGCAGCGCCAGCGCCGCATGGCCGGGCGGGTTGGATACCAGCGGCGCCCCGCCCGCGCCTTCGCTGATCAACCGTATCGCCCGCGCCGCCACCGGATTGGCGAGGTACGAATCGCGCACCTGCGCCTCATACCCCCGCGCCCCGTCCCCGCTCTGGAACGGCGTCGCCCAGGTCGGAATGCGCGGGCCCGGCGCAGCACTTTTGGTCCGCCAGAATGGCAGTTTCATGTCGCTCTCCTTTGACGGGAAAAGGGCCTCCGGCGGGCAGGGCCGGCGGCCCTGCACCCATTCATTCTGTTTTCGGCGGCGATGCCTACAACCCCCGCACCCCCGGCCGTGCCGGCCGATCGCCCAGCATCAGCGCCGTCAGCGCCCACACCAGCGCATCCGCCCGGTCGGGCGACGCCCCCGGCCCGGCATAGACGCCGCTGGCGAGCAGCCCGCACAGCTGGTCCTCCAGCGCCGGAAACGCCCCGACATGGACGACACGTCCTTCACCATATAGGCTCGCCACCGGCTCGGCCCTTGCCACCTTGCCGCGCGCCGCGCGCACCGCCTGCACCGGCAGCGCCGTGTCGATAGCCTTCAGCACCGCCGTCACCATGTCGCCGCCGTTGTTGACCTCGGCGACCACCTTGTCGGCGCCCCATCGCTCCGCCGCCGCCACCACCGCCCGCGCCCAGCCTTCCGGCCGCACGCCCGCCACGCTGGCATCGGCGAGCACATGGCCCAGGCCATCGGCGCCCAGCCCCACCGCCACGATCCCGCAAACACCATTGGCACCGCCCGCCGGCGGATCGACCCCGATGATGATCCGCACCAGCGCCGGCACAACGCTTCGCCGCTGCCGCTCGATCAGCGCCCGGGTCCACAGCGCCCCGGCAATGTCGTCGACGATTTCGCCCTCCAGCTCCTGCCGCCCGGTGGCCGAGCCGCCATAGCGCCGCTGCAGCGTGTCGATGAACGTCGCCGACAGATTGGCGGCGTTGTCGCGCATGGCCCCGCGCGTCACCACCACCCCGGGTTCGCCCAGCAAATCCTTCAACCAGGCGAAGGGCAGCGGCGTCGTCGTCAGCAACAGCCGCGGGTGCGCCCCCAGCCGCGTCGCCAGCCGCAAATTGGTCAGCGTCGCTTCGGCGCGCGGCCAGTGGGCGAATTCATCGCCCCAGGCAAAATCGAACTGCCCGCCGCGCAAGGCATCGGGCTCGCCACCCGAAAACAGCCGCGCCTGCGATCCGTTCGCCCAATCGAGCTGCTTCAGGCTGGGCGTGAAGGTCACGTCGCCGCCGGGCGGCACCCGCGCCAACAGGCCGGATTCGCCCTCCACCATCACCGCCCGCGCCACATCGAGGCTCGTCGCCACCAGCGCAAAGCGCCGCGGCCGCGTTTCGGCCAGCGCATGCACCCATTCCGCCCCGGCATGCGTCTTGCCGAAACCGCGCCCGGCGAGAATGGCCCAGATCGACCAGTCCCCCGCCGGCGGCCGCTGTGCCGGCCGCAGGCTGCCCGCCGCCGACAACGCCGCGAGCAGCGCCGCCTCGTCATGCCGGCGCAGCAGCCGCCGCCGCGCCGCCGCGTCCGCCCCGCGCCAGATCTCCGCCAGCGAGCGCGGGTCATCCTTCAGGCGATCAGCCATGCGTGTCGCCTCCCTCGTCTTGAATGTCAGTGCCTATGGCTGGCGGACGTCAGCCGCTCGCCACACGATGTCCCCGCGCCGGCGCCGCCCGAGGCCCCGCCCGCGCCGCCACCTCCGGCCGCGCCAGCGCCGCGATCTCGGCACGCAGCCGCGCCACCGCCGCGCCATCGACCGGCCGCCCGCGCGCCGCCGCCGGTCCCGGCCGCCGCTGCAACGCCGCCAGCACCAGCTTGTTGTCGGCCGCGGCCGGCGCCGCCCCGGCCTCCGCCTCGCGCGCCGCCGCCGCCCGCGCCGCCGCCAGCAGCCCGGCGAGCAACTGGCTTTCCAGCTGTTCCCACGCCAGCTCGATCGCCCGCACCCAGGCCGCGGCGAAATCCGCATCGGCATCGCGCATCCGGAACGCATCCTCCATGGACCGCCCGACCGCCTTCGCCGCCGCCAACGGATCCCCCGTCTCGATCAGTCTGGAAATGAACGCCCGGCGCTCCCGCACCAGCCAATACCACCGCGGCCTGGTCATCGGCCCCTCCCTCGAACAGCGCCCATGAAAACGGCCACCGGATGCCTGTCCCGGTGGCCGTTCCCTGTCGGCGGATTTCTGAAGCGTGCCGAATCTCTAACCTAAAGCGTTGCGCTTGTCAACATATAATATCCGATATGGTTCGCAGTGTATCAGCGTCGCCGTAAGGGAGTGTGCTGGTGCAAAGCCAGCATTCAGCAGCGAGCGCTCGGCGGCAAGCCGGAATCAACTGCCCATACAGGGAATAGGAGCCGATTCACGCCTTCTCTCAGGGCACCACAGTTATGTTTTCCGATTTCAATGTGTAGGCAAGATTAGAGGCGACACAAAAGACGCGCCGGCGCAAGCAGGACTTAGCGCGGCGGCCACGTCTTTCGGACTTGAGTGTCTATTGCTATCAACCGCCCATGACGATCGTGCGGCTTCTCCGTAGCATTGAAAAATCGGACTGTTGGATAACCTTCAATGCTGACGTAGGTTGAAAGCATCGTCGGAGATTGGGTCATCGTATGGAACAACAACCAAGGACAAAATACTGTATTCAGAGAGGCGGGTTGCTGAGAAAAAGTGACAGGATTCGTCTTTGGAATTCCCCGGAAAAATTCTACCGATATATTGCCGCCATTCGGATTTATTGCCACCACGTTTACATCATCGCCAATGTAGGCAGATTCTGCGGAGCATTTCTGAATAAACTTTGCTACTCGTTTAGCCCCAACTCTTTCACTATCTACATCCACCTCCAAGTACGTTTCCGCAATTAATTTACGAATGGATTCTTCCGTTGGAACATTACCAATCATTTCGAAGGCAGTCCTGTTCGGGACATTTCCGAAAGGTTTAGGTGAATTAGCAGCATATTTCCAACCTTTTGACCATTTATGAAGTAGTGGCGTATCTATGCTACCCTTTCGCCAGAAACCTGCGAATATGAGCTGACATTGGGTGATTTTTGGCTCCGACTCGATACATTTCTTCAAATGAAACGATATATACGCAGCACTTCGGAGTTTTCGAGGATCATGAAAAATAGTAGCGGTTCCCCACGATATTTCCGGTGCTGGCATTAAGTCGTGTATAATCTTTGCTAGCCATTGGTCCATTGGCTGGCCATCGACATATGCTGTCCCGGAATATCCAAGAATAAATAGCGCATCAAACGCTTGAATGATGAGCATTTTGTTCTCGTGCTCATCAAAGCGTTCAACTTGGCTTGCGGACTGCAGAGTGGTCAGGCGATCCGCTGCCATATAGATCACCTCCTCATAGCCAGCCAGCACCAGCGTCATAGCGTTCCTTTCCGACGTCGGATTTATGCTTGACCCTACCGATACACCTCCGCCTCCCACCAC